AGCCAGATTTAACAAAGTTAAAACTGACTTCGTAAGGGGCTCACCCATAAGGGCACCCCTTTTCTTCTCGAACACTCCAGTGTCCGTGAAGATGAACCTCGGACTCTCTAAAAGAGAGATCGCGAGGTCTACGAGTTTCGAGCAAAGCCCGAATCCTTCGTAAAACCCCTCCATGAGCGGCCTTATGGCCGCAGTAGGGGTCGCGTCGGTTGCCTCTGAGAGGTCCGACGATAAGATCATCCCATCTTTGATGGGTTTGACCTTTGAGATCATTTCCAGGTATAACCAGGCTTGATCTGCACGCTGCAACCCAGCTTCAGCTGACGGATGCCGCGCAAGCAACTCTCTGGTCATATGACCAGCGGGTTGTTGAAGGATAATGTTCCACCACTTAGTGGTGGTAACGATCCTTGACTTGCCGCCCGGTTCGGGTACGGCAATAGACTGTGCGGGAATCGGTCTTAAGACTTTCCCGTCCATGTCGATGTACCCTTGCTCGAATGCTTCGAGCAGGGCACAGAGGAATATTTGGTCGCCTAAGGCGCCATCATATCCCCAAGATCGATCAGGTTCTCCGAACATGGTCGATCCGAAACCGAAAGCTGGCTCTCCAAAGTCGCCAGCCCACGGTAATACCGCCCGGTCGGGAGAATCCCGGCACCAGGTTTGGTATAAAGGGACCCCTTCCTCTTCTCGGACTTTAAAGCCCAGAGGGAGTTCCCTAATACGAGTCGACTCAGCTTTAGCTGATAATCTCTGAGAGATATCGTCTCGTATAGCCTTCGACCTGCCTCCAGCTATAACTGGGTAGTCGAAGTCGCCGGCCATGCTCAAAGAGACATGGGCCGCGCTCGTGAAAGTGTCCGGGTTTAACCTACGGACCTTCCGACCAAGTAGCCGTCCCGCGTAGCGGAGACGTTCTACTTCTACGTCTGGGAGTTTGAACTCCTCCGACGTCGTATCCTGAAATTTCTTGAGAGATTTCAGCATAGTATTTCTACCCCCAGCTACAAGCTGGCGGGTGGAACAGAAGTGAGCGAGGGCTTCAGCATCTCGCTTACTTTGCATCCCATTGGCAACTAAGTTGCCGATTGGATGGAACGATAGCAAAACCCTGAAGGGATTGCCAATCGTGATCACTGGCTCCTCTATGGTCTTAGACCGGGAGCTCTTGATCCACACGAAGTTCGTGAAATTCTTCCAGAACCTCGTGACCGCATCCACGTTATACGTTGAGATGCGCATGATGCTTCTGCATAAGCAGTGCATCAGCCGGTCATGTTCCTTACGGAACAGATCCGGGAAGGAGAGTAACAGGGCATCTATAATGCCGCGCAGTTCCTCCTCCATTCGCTCGATGTCCGACTTAGGTCGGGACGCCAAAATGGCGGCGTCTCTCTTAGAGAGACCCACGAACGAACAAAGAAGTCTCTGCAGCCTAAGCTGCTGGTCTCCTTTCAGGTAGCGCTTGGAAGACTTAGTCTTCCGCGCCGTAAGGCGTCCTCCTAGATGTAAATCTAGTAACGAGGCATGTCTACCTGGTAGTGTCCTATCACTATCAGACACTGTGGGGAGGATAATCCTCCACACTACGTTGCGACCGACGCTGCCGTGAGCCCTAAGGGAACATGGTTGTACGTCAGGTTGCATATAG